GCTTACTACTGTAGTCGTCGTTGATTTCTTGGAAAGTTGGTCGAGTGGTTTATGGCACTGGTCTTGAAAACCAGCGAGGGTCACACCTCCCAGGGTTCGAATCCCTGACTTTCCGTTTAATAAATATTCCTGTGGCACTGTGCTTACAGGAATGGCAACATCACCAAAATCTAAAAAATTCTTTTTGATGGGAGAAGCAGGTCAGGGAATGATGTCTCTCAAAGAACATCGAGAACAGATGAAAACCATAATGGATCTTATTCCCGATGACGTTCAGTTGTGGGTTGACTTATCTAAATGGAATGGCGAGAGATGGCCAAATCTAGATCCAAATAAAAGAGATAAAAATAATCATATACAATGGAATCCAAAATTAATTACCATTAAGACTAAAGAAAATGTAATTAATATAATTGGTGACTATTTTTCGAAAGGAAGTCAAAGAGCAAGAAAAATTTCATACAAAATGCATGATCATGTATCAGTAGCTTTTAATTTTCCTGATGGAAAGGCTATGGTAATGCAAGGTAGGGGAAAAAATAGGCAGCTGGTAAGTACTGCCGTTGCCAGAAAACCTCAAGTAGTTAGATTTGAATCTACGGGTAAAGTTTTGACTAAGGGTGGAACTCCAGTCCCTGCTTCTACAATGACAGCAATGCAAGAACTGGGAACATTATGGGTTTTTAGACAAGTAATTCAAAAAAATAAAAATTTTAAAAAGTGGCAGGACATAAAAGAAGATAGTGATACTTGGAACGAACTAGTTCATATATGGGATTACATTGGTGGTGTTCCTGGTGGTCCAGCAGATAAATGGTTGGAAATATTTTTCAAACAAAATAAAGTTTTTATGGCAGAGATGTCTGATCCAAAGATTAAATTGTTAGAAGAATTTAATAGAGGAAGCACACACGCTAAAAAATCTTACACACTACCGGGGCAAAATAGTTCAAGTGAAACTTTTATGGAGTTTATTTCTAATCATGTAAAACAGTATGGCATTTCGCAAAAAGATAATTGGAACCCTGCTGATATTTGGTTGATTAAAAACGAGAAGCACTGGAGAGACGCACTCATTCAGCATAGTTCTATTGAGGGAAATCGTAGTCCTTCTAGTATGTCTCAAAATTTACAAAAGTGTAATGAAATTTTGCGCCAAGCATGGTCCGCTCATGAAATTATTGGGATATCCTTGAAGGCAATTGGTAGTGGAGACAATGCTAGATGGGAAGCTGTAAATACCACACAGGAATTTATCAACAAAAGAAGCGAACTTAATTTTTTATTAGAACATAAACTTGATGGAATAAAATGTAATCTTGACATAAACGAAGGGATAACTCAAGATAGTGTAGTAACTATAAAAACTACAAAATCAACATATACATTTCAGATAAAAGCAAATAGTAGTTCCGATAGGAGTGGATCTGGTCTTAAGTATGAAGGAACTCAGAAGGATGCCGGTGCAGCTCGCCTAGGTAAAGCAACGGTTGAATTGGTAATTGATTTAATGAAAAGTTATAACTTATCTTTCGATAAAGAAAAAACAAAATATCCTATAACACCAGAGCAATTAGAAAAAGAACAAACAAAATATCAAAAATTACTTAAAGATATTGAAAGGTATGTATCATTCAGCGAGAAAGGAAATATAAATGCTGAACGTGCATATGATGGTTTGATGTATTTAATGAAACGAGAACCTTGGGTTGCTAACTCTAAATGTCAGCAAATTTCTTGGTTAGGTGAGGTATTAAAACTGAAGGGTGATGATATTAATAAATTTTTGGCAGACCTAGTATTTCTATCAAAGAAAGAGGGCAAGAGATACGGACCATTCGGGAAGATATACTGATGTCAAAGAACACACACCTAGAACACTTAGAAGATAGTATCTTGCTTGATGGTAAGCAGGGTGCTACTGATGCGTTTAAGTTTCTAGATCTCCTAGCAAGAACTTTTAGTGGTCAGGGACAAAATAACTTTAAGATTACAACAAAATGGGATGGTGCTCCTGCTATATTTTGTGGCATGTATCCAGGAACAGATCAATTCTTCGTTGGAACAAAATCTGTCTTTAATAAAGATGCTAAAATAAATTTTGTCCCAGAAAATATAGATACAAACCACGGTCATGCTCCTGGTCTGGTATCTAAACTCAAAGATGCGTTAAAGTATTTTCCTGCCTTGGGTATTACTGGTGTAGCGCAGGGTGATTTGTTATTTACCGACGATAAAAAATTCGAAATGATTGATGGGAAGAGATGCATTACGTTTCAACCCAACACAATCACCTATGCTATTCCGGAAGGTTCCCCATTCTATGAGAAAGCAAAACGAGCAAAGATTGGTGTAGTATTTCACACCACATACAGAGGAAACTCTGTTGAAAATCTGAACGCATCATTTGGGTATGATATTAACAAGTTAAAATCAAGTGATGATGTCTTAGTTCTGTCAGCAGAGACGGGACAACTTGGTAAAGATACTCTTATCACAAAGCAAGAGAAGCAGCAGTTGATGAGAATGAGAAACGCTAGCGCATCTTTAATTAGGGGTGCTGGAGATTTCTTGGACGAAGTTGCAAAACAAATAGAAAAGAAGGATCAACTCACTGTTGGACCCAGATTAAAAATTTACTTCAACACATATGTTAGGCAGGGAAGAAAAGTAAATAATGCCAGACAATTTGTTCGTAACTTTAAGGCATATTTTGAAGGTGAGGTCAAGAAAGCAGCAGATAAAGTTAAGACACCCAAAGCAAAAGCAACTAAACTTGCAAAGTTATATGCTGGACTTGAATTTATTGAGACCAATGATGATGCATTAATTAAAACTGTAGGACTATATACTACACTACAAAATGCTAAAAATTTCTTTGTTCGTAAACTAGAGAAGGGAGAGCAGTTTGGAACATATCTTAGAACTGAAGATGGTTATGAGGTAACTGCTCCTGAGGGATATGTTGCTATCAGTGAGGGAACTAACGCAGTCAAGTTGGTTGATAGATTATCGTTTAGTGTTGCAAACTTTAACGTATCTAAAAACTGGGTAGAAGGAGACAAATGAGTAGGGTAGTTGTAGCGTGGGGTAGATTTAATCCCCCAACAATCGGTCACGAAAAATTAATTCAAGCAGTTGCTAAGATTGCTAAGCGAGATGATTACTTCATCTACCCAACACACACCCAGAAAAAACCAAAGGATCCATTGCCATCAAATTTGAAAGTTGAATACATGCATCTTATGTTTCCAAAACATAAAGACCATATCATATATGATAGAGATACAAATACAATCATAAAATTATTACAAAAATATCAAGGTACATATGAGGACTTGACATTAGTTGCTGGTTCTGATAGAGTACCTCAGTATGAAACATTAATTACTAAGTATAATGGTGTTGAGTATACATATAGAAACTTAGAAGTTGTATCTGCTGGTGAGAGAGATCCAGATGCTGATGGTGCTTCTGGTATGTCCGCAAGTAAGATGAGAGCAGCCGCTAAAGATGTTAAAACTACTGAATTTATGTCTGGTATTCCGGATACATTATCAACATCACAAAAATTAGACCTAATGCAAGAGGTCCGTAAAGGAATGGGATTAGAATGAAAAACTTTAAACAACTAAGACAAGAATCGACACATCAAAGATACAGGCAGAAAGAAATTTTCCAAGAGGGTGATGTAATTATTCACAATACTACAGGACAGACTGGAACTATTCATCGTAATGGTGTCAATTATGTAATTGCAATCACAGAGAGCGGAGAGATGTTCCGTGCGTGGGTCAAGGATATAAGAGAAGTATAAATAAGAAAGAAGAAAAAAACTTAGATACAATGGCAACTAACGAAGATTTCACCAATCAACTTATCGAATCAATGCTACGCGGATCTGATAATGATTTGACTGAAGCATTTGATAACATGGATCCCCAATCCCATGGTGCTGAGATTGTCGATACAACAAAACAAAAGAAAACTGTCGGCAAACCAAAAAATTATATTGGTAAAGAAGCAGAACCAACTGCAACTGCCGAGGGATATAAGAAAGATTGTGATGCCTGTGGTGGAAAGGGTTGCTCTAAGTGTGAGAAGAAGATGGATGAATCGTGCGGTCCTGAGCACGGCAAGGATAAGAAGAAAGAAAAAGAAATGAAAAAAGAAGAGTTTGAAATTCTAGAAACTCTTGAGATTGATATCGATGGTGATATCTTTATCGTCGAAAAGCAAAAAGGTCTTGATGGAAAAGCTTGCTGGAAAGGTTATAAGCAAGCAGGCACCAAGATGAAGGGTGGTAAGAAAGTTGATAACTGCGTCAAGATGTCCTACGAACCAGAAGGTAACTACCTAGGTGAGAAGAAACTTGACCCCGTTGGTAAAGAAGACAAGGACATCGATAATGATGGTGATCACGATAAGTCCGACAAGTATCTTCTAGCACGTCGCAAGAAAGTATCTGCAATCATCGGAAAGAAAAAGAAGATGAAGGAAGAAGCAGAACTTCGTGCGGAGATTGAAGAAGAAAAAAAGTGAAGAAGGCACCCTCAGTTGAGGTGATGCCTGATATTCCAGACGAGAACTCTAAAGAGTTCAACGATATGGTAAAGAAGCATAAGAAATATATTAAACCAGCACTCATCAAGAAGGGTGGTGGAGTCACTGAGGAAGTGGAACTAGATGAAGTTGCTCCTCCTGGTGACAAGTATGAGAGAATGGTAAAGCATATCAAGAAGAATTATCCTAAGGATAAGGAAGGCATCGCATATGCTACTGCATGGAAACATAAGAACAAGAATAAATAATTACACTCTTTGAGGACCATACAATGCTTTCTTTTCTACTACCACTAGCATCAAAAATTATTTCTGATGCTGTCGCAAGGATCCCAGACAATGAGGAACTGGGTGAAAAACTAATCGACATCTGCCTAATGATTCTAGGTAAAGCAGTCAAGCTAACCAAGACAGAAATGGACGACCAACTTCTAGAAGTTGTCGCAAAAGCAATTAAGGCAAGGGGAGAGGAACCTGCCGCAGAATGAACTTTACCTCATAGTTCACATTTGAGAGGCAGCGATGCCTCTCTTTTTTTTATAAATACTTTCAGAGAACTGTTCTTTATAGGCAAACGAAGATGGCTGTATTCGGAAAAATTGATTCTAGGGCATTACCTGCTGGGGTCTCAGTAGTGCAAAATACCACTCAGGTTACTGGTAGTAACTTTACAACACCAGGTCCCGATTATATTGATGCGGGTGATGTGATTGAAATTTTGCCAGACAGAGCTCCATATGTTGTTGCTGAAGTTGTTTCTGCAACTGAACTAAGACTTTCAAAACCTTTTGCTGAAGCAAGTGTTAATGCTGCTGCTCCAAATAATGCCTTTAGAAGAACTCCTCCAAAGCAAGTAGCATCATATGTGTATGCTCCTATTGATACAGTTGCCAGAGAAATTCTTCTTATCAGCACAGCAGAAGCGCAACTAGCAGAGAACAAAGAGAAAGGACTATGTTCTCCTGGTTGGTGGTTGTGGGATACATACACCACTGCTGCTGGTGATACAAGATATAAAGCAAATCATATTGCATCCATCTCTGCACTAGGTGCCGCCGCAATCATTGGTGATGATGATACTGATGGTGGTGTTGCTGCTGATATTGCATCTGAAATTACAGTTGGAACACTTCCTTCTGTTACAGTTACCGCTGGCAATATTGTTACCTTTGACGCTACTGCAATTAGTGCTACTGACCAAGGAACACTCACCTATACATTCCAACGTCAGAAGACTTCCAATGGTCGCTGGGCGAATGTTACTGCATCACTTGATGGAGGTATCTACGATATTTCAGTCTCAGGTATTCTCACCATCGCTGCCCCTGATGTAACTACTGACCTCAATGGTTATGAGTTCCGTGTCAAGGTTAATAACACCGTTGGTGGTGAAGAAGTTACTTCTAACGACGCTCAACTAACTGTGAATCCATAATAAATGAACTTCTATGAATTGAACCCAGACAACTGGGAAATGTTCGCCATTAAACATTACTTTAATCCTACAGCAGTCACAAGAGAAGATTTTGAAGAGGATCTTAATCGTATCAAATACATTAAGCGCCTCTTCAAACGCTATGAGACTACCGGCGAACTGAAAACACACTTAATTTTAAATCACATCATCG